ACCACCAGTTATATGATATCCAAAAATTGTGTTTTCACTATTTTCATCGTTCACGGAAACTTTTCTAACAAAAAATTCTGCACCAGAAATTTTACCTCGAACAGTTCTGTTTTCAAAATTCGATAATATGGAACTTAAATTAACACTGTTTAGATTATCAGAAGAAATCTCTATTAAATTTCTATCCACGGTCATCGTTAGGGTTTCTATATCCTCATCAACCAAATCAGCAACAGTTTTCACTGAAACTGTAGCATTATCAGAAGTAACAGTAAAATACCCAGTTAAATCTTCTTCAATATCACTCTCAGATATCCCTTCAATTTTGTAAGGTATTTTAGTACCATCGGGGACATTTTTTGTCACCAATTTGAAATATATTGTTTGACCTTCATCAACTTGACTTAAAGGATTCCCAGAAGTATCAGTAATACTTAAAGAAAAGTCCATATCAATTGATACATCTTTTATATCAACCGAAGCACTGGCACTTGAAGAACTTAATGAATTTTTAACTGGAACTAGAGGATTTAGTTTAACATATTCAACATTAGTATCAACGTTAAAATTACCGTCAATAACCATTGTTCCATCCGTCAATGAAGAATCACCTAACCTAGATAATTGATCACTGAGGATGCTTTGAATTTGTATTAATTCTCTGACCTGTACTGGAAGTTTTGGATTAAATAAAACCTTTAAAAATTTTTTATCTTTATCAAAATCGTCGTAGTATGGTGCTGAATTTAAGTTTGTTAAAAATTTCAGAGACATAGTAAAATACCCTTATAAATATATTGCCAATTTATTCTATATAGATTTATTTATAATAAAAGTTTCCAATTGTTTTTACTATAAAGTAATATATATCAGAATTCGGCAATAATTTTTATATCTTCTATCTGGTCTATATCTCTAGAAATAGGTTTTCTCTGCTCTAAATAAAGAACTTCTCCCGAATAAGGAACTAATGACTCTGAAATTACTTTTTCAATGGTAGCATCAATCTCACCATTTCCTCTAACAGTTGTTATAGTGTCACCTAAAGAAAAGGATTCTCCACTCTTACCGAAAACATTTCCTATTCTTAAAACTTTTTTGTCATCTAAACCATCAGGAATAAAAACTCCTGTGGTGTTATCAATTAAGTCATATTCTTTAAAGTCTATTATTTTTCCATAGACTCCATTACCATTTGTGACAAGTTCATCCGCAACAAAAGGTAATGAATCTGTAGTTTCATCCAAACTCGATAAAACTAGTTCAATAGATTGTGATTGAAGATATATTAAATCTTCCGCAGGTTGATTTGTGGAAGTGTCAATAGGTTCTTGTATTAAACCTATTTGTCTATAATCATTGCCAACTGTTAGTTCTGCTAAAGTTTCATCATACTCTAATCGAACATTTACCATAACATAAAAACCGCCAAGTTCCTCTATAGGGTCAGAACCGTGACCACCTTTAGGTGAAATGATAGCTCTGTAGTTAGCAGAAATTGAGGGTGTACCACCCATTTTAAATTCCAAGGGGCAACTTCTATATGATTGTCCCTCAGATAATATTTCTACGGAAGATATTTTATAAGTTCCGTTTCCTAATCCATCATCTTGTATTCTAGCTACAGCAGAAAATCCTATCCCGTCAGCAGGTAAAATATTGTTATTGATATCACCTTCAACAGAAATTCTAGGTGCAATTTCGAAAGATGAATTTGAAGGTATTTGATCTTCCGCAACAGGTGAATTGGAGTCTGCTCTCCCTTGAACGACAAATGAGGCCATTGATAGAGGGTCATTTAAATCTGGAGCAGAATAATCTACAATTTTAAAAACTCTCCTTACAGAAGAATCGTTAAAAAATATAGACATGTCATTGAAATAATCGTCAATCATACCTGTCGTGAAAGTAGTGTCAGATTGAGATGATTGAAAAGTCGTCGTGTCACTACTACTATCATATGTTCCGTCTCCGAAAACTTTACCGGAAACTCCTCTATATCCTTGACCTTCATTAATTTTTACAGTTGAATGAATTGCTCCGTCAATAGCAGATTGTTGAACTTCCCATTGAGTTCCTTGCTGTTGAGGGAAACTGCTTGATAAATTTGGATTAGATTTTAATGTATCCACAGGGATGTGACTCGTAGTTACAAACTTCAATGAATCTGCTGGAGAAATGCTGTACATATATTTCCACACATATCCGTCAGAAGTTTCTATCATCTGTGACGTATCTGTTCCTGTAGGTTTTACTGTAGATAATGAACCGTAATTATTAGATATACACTTATAGACGTTGAAGTCATCTGTGAAAACGTAGAATGGGGAATATGAACTGTTAAAAAGTGATTTATTTAAATCGTCATATTGTGTATAAATTTTACCACTCCCATCATTATTTAATGACCAATCATGTCTAGGTATAACATGTTTAACATCTGAAGGGTTCACTTTCTTGGCAGCAATCATGTTTCTCCATAGTTCAAAATCTATATTTTGAACGGTGTCGGAAGGTATTGGAGGGTTCATGTCATTTGTCAAATCACCTGCTCCAGATACGGTATCCGAGGAATCCCAAGGTGTATGCTTTCCTATAAAAAGATAGATATTTGTCTTTTGTCTTATGGAAGATATACATGGATCATTTGGATCTTCTATTCCATCCAACTCAGAAAACCCTTCTATGAAAGATTTAGCATTATGTATTCTGAATTTATTAGTTATGATTGCTAGCATTATAAAAATTCCTACAGTAAAATATTATTTCACATTTATTTATAATAAAAGAATTAGCTCTTTTTTCCTATCTTTTTTCTGGGGTACATTACACCCTCACTTTTTCTAGGGAAATCATTAAAAGAGAGTATGGGATATTCTTCCCGTCTTTCTCTAGAAGCTGCTGTTAAATTTGGAGTATCTCTCAATGATGTAGTATCAGATACCCCACCCCCATAAACATCTTCTGTGATTTCTTCATCAATACCCATGTCTTGTAAATACTGAAGAGCTCTGGAATTATTGACTTCTCTTCCATCCCTATTTGTGCAAAAACAGGCAACTATCCCTGTAACTTGAGGTGCGGCCATTGATGTTCCTGATTTATGATCATATGAAGAATTGGAAGTCGGAATAGAGGAAAGTATATTCGATCCTGGAGCTAAAATATCAATTGTATTTCCGTAATCAGAATAATCAGCTTTCCTAAAATCTGAATATTGACTGATACTCCCCACATTAATCGTTCCCGAAACTCTTCCAGGAGAACTTCCTTGATTATAATAAGCATCACCGTTATTATAATTTGTTCCATTAACTTGAAGAATTTGGGATCCAGACCTAGTGAAGAAAACTCTATTATTATAATCTTGATGATTTGTATCATTTGAACAAAAGGAGTAATTATTTCCTGCAGCAGAAACAACTATGACACCATCTTCTATAGCGTCTTCAACATCAACATCTAACCATGTCTGTCTTAGAGGTATCAATATAACTTTAAGGGAACCATACGGTAATATTTGAAATCCGAATTGAGATTCTATATAATTTTCATTCCAAGTTGAAGCATTATAATTAAAAGTTGTACCACGATAATTAATTGTACTCAACTGTGATAAATCTGATATGACAATTTGATACGAATATCCCCAACTATGATTAGTTACTGTAGGGTTTATTTTTCCTGTTGTCGGATTAACCGATTTATTTAAATGAAAAGCTCTTAAATAATCAAAAACTTTGGTGTCTTCCATAGTATTTTGCTGTCCGATTGCTTGAACAACTTCCCCAATATCAACTGCAATAGAATAAATATTAGATTTTCTTGCCCACCCTTGAACTTTTCCTGCTGCTGTTCCTGCTACATGAGTTCCATGATCCAAACTGTATCCGTCCAGTTGAGAGCAATTATAGTAAGGTAAATCGGTGTTATTATTAATAAAATTCTGATACGTTATATCAGATTCCTGTGTATCTAGGGATACCATATATTGATCGAGTTCCGAATACCATTGATATTGAACAAATCTAGTTTGATTAGTATCAGGGTCTAAAAATTCTTGATGATCGTATGCTACAGGTTCATCTACTATCACAATATCAACATTTTCTCCATCATTAAAGACTGTGACCGAATCTGTAACTTGTTCAGTTTGACCTTGACCGAAAACTCCTTTTCCTCTCTGAGACTGATTTCCTGCGCAATGGAGTATTCCCCAATTAATATCACTTCCGGCATCAGGGGTTTTATCAAAATTTCCAGAAACAATATACGAACCAAAAAGTGTCGGATTTAACCCTCTCTCTTTAGGGGTTAATTCGACTTCCAAAACTCTGCCATCTTTTCTTATTTCTGCTGCCTCTTCCTCTGTCAGTAAGTAGTGAGTATTTCTGCTTATAGCTCTACGATCTTTCAGTTCAACTTCTCTATTAGGAATATACTGACTTCCTCCAGAAGTTTCCATGTCCTCATAAAAAAATTTGAGGTCATTTTTACTTTTAAGAGTTACTATATATTCCCTTTTCATTTTATTTTTCCATTTGAAGTATAGTTAAAGTCACGGAATAATCTCCACTTAGAGGTGCGCCCATATTAACAATTTTTAAATATATATTATTATTTGGTGACGCATCCATATTGAATCCTATAGTTGTAGGGGTCATTATTAAATTTTGATTGGATGAAGATGATATAATTTCGGCAATAACCCCGCTTCCAGGATCAGGATCGACCGTATGAGTTCTTGAAGCATCATTTCCCATTGATATTGAGTCCGTATATACCGTAACCCATAAACTAGGGTCACTGACATTTATTTTCAAAATCGAGTATGTTTTAAACCCATCAATATACCCTAAATGGTATCCTCCAGAAGGTAAGGTTTTAGATGCGGTAGCTCCACCACCTTGAGAGGTTAGTGTTATGGAAGAGGTGTTAACATCGGTTCTTGTTTTTAAATTATCGACCCAAGTATATTGCTGAGAAGATGAATCCCAACTTAAAACTTGAGAGTTTCCGATACTTCCGAGATTTAATAATGAATTTACATCGTTATCAGAATAAGAGGATCCTCCTCCTACTTGATCTATCCATGCATATTCTCCAGCAGAATCATTCCAACTTAGAACTTGTCCGTCTCCGGCACTATCAACATTTAATAATGAATTTACATCGTTATCAGAATAAGAGGATCCTCCTCCTACTTGATCTATCCATGCATATTCTCCAGCAGAATCATTCCAACTTAGAACTTGTCCGTCTCCGGCAGTACTCACATTCAGATGACTGTCGATATCTGCTGTACTTCCATCAGCACCATCAGCACCATCAGCACCGGCAGGTCCGGCAGGTCCGGCAGGTCCAGTAGCACCGTCAGCACCATCAGCACCGTCAGCACCAGCAGGTCCGGCAGGTCCAGCAGGTCCAGTAGCACCGTCAGCACCATCAGCACCGTCAGCACCAGCAGGTCCGGCAGGTCCAGCAGGTCCAGTAGCACCGTCAG